TATTCAATAAAGCAGTAATCCATATAATGGATCTGCCAATAGTTGATGATACTATCATAGCCCTTGGCAAAGATATAGCATTAACCATGCTGGATGAGATATACAACCGAAACACGGACCCGAACCTGAATGATTTTTACTGTGGAGTGCGTGACGAAATGGATAACATAGAATACTAGAATCCAGGACTCATAATAGAGTTGGATCCTCCCTCCTAGAAAAGTTGGGTACGTACGTATGCATGGTGGGGATGGGTGAGCGTACGGCGGTATATATATGGTAGTTAGTACGTATCCCCACGCGCGTTGGTGTCGGTATATGCGGTGTGGCGTCCCAAAAGGTATGTGATATTCAAACGGAGCTCTTACAACCCTTTCCATCCGATATCATATATACTTATATACCTTTCAACCATCCCACACCCATGATTCCGAAACTGCCAAAGGATATAAAACCCAAGGACCCGCAAAAAGAGGATTCTAACGATTTTTTGACCTTAGATCAAAGTATATACAAAATAATCCTTTAGCGTTAGTTTAATTTAAAAATACTAGGATTCCCAAAATATTATTCGTATATTCAGGCATAAATAAAGGTTATACATTAAAAATAAAGGTCATGTTAGAAAAAGAAGAATACACAGAAGTAGTAACTAGTGATACTAATTACTCAGAAGCGATTACCATCGAAATTTCAAAAGGTAGAACATTTGAACAAATTTTAAGTGAAGAACCAAGTGAGTTTTGCTCATCAACAGAACTACACGCATGGTTAGATGCAGGTGAAATTGCAAACAAAGGTAAAGAAATCCCAAACACATTCAAATCAACAAAAAGAAAAATAACTATCATAGAGTTATCACTTGTTGTGATAATTTCAGCAATGTTGGTTTCACCATTTATTGTTTCAAATAACCTATTTTTACTACTAAATATCCCCTTAGGTATATTGGTAGGAACATTGGGTAGACTAAATACCAAATTATCTAGTTCAATTGAAATTAAAAGAGGAATAGATGAGTTATACAAACACTTGATGGTAAAAGGTTACACAAAAAGAACCCAATTGAAAGAGTTTGTTTTAAAACTAATTCTTACACCATTTCAAGTAGTATGTGTAGTTTGTGAAACTATGTTCCCAAAGTTTTAAAAAAAATAAAGGTCATACAAGCACTAATCCCATTAGGGATTATTTAAATTAAAATGTATTTTAATCATGTCAAGTATAAAGAGAATACCCCAAGAGTTAGCCCACACTTATATTCCCGTTTCGGAAGATTTTACAGGGTCCGAACCCACATTCTATACCCTTACTACTAATTCAGATGATCCTGAATGGGATGATGTAACGTATTATACATCCCGCAGAATTAATTTGTATGAAAATAGGGAAGGTGATGGGGATTCCTGGATATATATTTTGTCTAACAAAAATATGCCAAACCTATTCAAAATTGGTTTCACAACAAAAACACCAGATAAACGCGCTCAACAAATTTCTCGTGGAACGGGCGTACCTACCAATTTTACTGTTGAATACGCGCTTAAATGCTTTAATGGCCAAGCGCTAGAGGCCGAGATTCACAAATATCTTCACTCATATCGTGTGAATAACGATAGGGAGTTCTTTCAAGTCCCACTTGATGAAGCTAAGCGTGTTGTGGATCTGTTGGGTGTAAGGTATACTAATAATATTTATTGATGAACACCCATATGTGGTATATTGTATATACGTATATTAGGACAGGGTGTGTATTTACAAAATAGGATGAATTGGAAATATTTTAAACGTTATAGTCAACGTTTTTATACGCAAATTCAATTCTTGAAATTAAAAATCAATAACATGGATATTAATAAACTTTTTGGTTATTTTTCTAACGATCCTATAGAAGATGAGGTTGTTAAAAATTTGGAAAGTCATAAAGATTCTCCCTATTTTAAAATTGGGATGTTTAAGAAATTGATTATAAATGGGAATGTTTTTAAATCAAAAGTTGTTTCATTTTTTTCTAAATCTGAAGATGATTTGGATATTAATGATATTGATTTAGCGGGAGAATTTATGATGTACAATAGGGGTTGGTTTTGGATCTCTAATTTTAAACATGAGGAAGAATGGTTGAATGATCTTAAGATACTTTCAGATGATGAACTCTTGGTTGCCCTGAAGCTATCAATACACTACTTTGAGGAACATGAAGAATATGAAAAGTGTGCATTCTTAAAGAAAATTCAAGATACTGTTCAAAAAAACTTGGAGGGTTAGATTTTGTGTTTTATATTACAGATGTGGTTAAAAAAAGATATCAATTAGTTAGAAAGAGAGAAAGAGAATAGTAGTTAGGGAAATGTTGGACAATGTTGTCCGGTTATAAATAAAAATAGATGAATAATAAAGAATTAGCATTAAGACGAATCCAAACTATCAATGGACGTCTAAAACAATTGAAACAAGCAGTTAACTTTAACAATGCAGAAGACATTAACACTAATACTCTAGAGTTAACTGAATTGCTTGAGGATCTTCAATCCATTATTGAACGAGAAACTCAATATTAATTTTAAAACAAAATAAGTTATGAACCTTACAGCAGAACAAATCCAGGATAACTGGAGTGAATTAATGTCTTATATTGAGGATTATATCTCCTCCCCTAGAAAAGAACAGTTAATTGATTTTTACAATAAATTTCAAGAACGAATTATCTTAATGCCAGCAGCTCACAAGAAAGAGTATCATAATGCATTTCCAGGTGGATACGTTGAACACGTTAATCGCGTGATCAAATGTTCACTTAAGCAATCCGAATTATGGATTGAGATGGGGGTGGATGATTCAACTTACACGTTAGAAGAGCTGGTTTTTAGCGCATTAAATCACGATTTAGGTAAAATGGGAAGTGAAGAGGAAGAATCTTACATCCCTCAAACTGATCAGTGGAGAAAAGATAAACTTGGAGAAGATTATACTTTCAATACTAAAATTCCATTTGCATCTGTTCCTGATAGAGGTTTATTCTTATTACAATCCCATGGCATCCAGTACTCATTTAACGAGATGATTACAATTCAAACACATGATGGTTTATACGATGAGGCTAACAAGAAATATCTTATGCCTTATATGCCAGAACAGAAGCCAAGAACATCCCTTCCTTTTATAGTACACCAGGGTGATTTAATGGCTGCTCGTATTGAATGGGAACGTGAATGGTTACCAAGATTAAAGGTAGATAAAAAATCCTTGGATGCCGGAAAAAAGAATTTTACATTGGGGGAAAACAAGAAAACACCTTCTAAAGATAGAGCATTAAGTTCAATCAAGAGTGAGGGGTTAAAAAATATGTTAGATAGTCTATGATTAGTATAATATTAATATCCGCTTTATCTATAGCCGTTGTAATTTTAGGATTTACAACCTATAACCTGATGAAAAAACAAGAAAAATCTGAAGATGTCCTTATGGGGTATCTTCAGTATCTTGACAGATTGTCTAGAGTAATTGAAATTACAGACAAAAAATTAAAGGAAATTGACCATAAGGGTACATTCGAATCAGATGATGAGATTGGTTTTTTCTTTAAATCAATCCAACAAATCCAAGATATCTTAAATGATTTCAAAGTAATTCGAATCAAAGAATGATGGTTAAAAAAATAAGAGAGAAAAGAAAATACTTTACTCAAGAAACAGAAGATGCTATTATACGTTATAATGGCACTTCTGATTTCGCTATTAAGAACAAGATATATGAAGAGGATATTCACTATCCATTTTTCAAATTAACACAGAATATAATTCATACTTTCAAGTTCTATAATACAGATGTAGACAATTTAGAGCATCTACAACACGAGATAATTATATTTCTAATCTCAAAACTTCCTTTATACAACCATGCAAATTCAATTCAGGATAGATTAGTTAAAATCATCAGAAAAGAATTCAATGGAGAATATGAGGGTAATTTCGTTGAATACGTTAATAACGCAGATAGAATAACTCAATTGCAGATTAACGATTTCATCGCAAATCTTGAGGTATCCGATGATTGCATGGTTAAATTGAAGAAATTGACGCCTCCAAAAGCGTTTTCGTATTTCGGAACTATTGTAAAAAGATGGTTGATCTTATACAATGATAAAAACTACAATAAGAAAATTATTTCATCCCCAATTGAGGATATTTACCACGATGAGAATCATTCATATACTATAGAGGGTAATCCAACAAAAGATAAATTATCTATTTTTATAGATCAATATGTTGATCATGTTTCTAACAACATATATTCTTTGTTTCCAAAAGGTGTAGATGCTAAAGTAGCAGATGCTGTATTGGAATTATTCCGTAAACGAGAGGGAATAGATGTATTCAATAAAAAGGCACTATATATTTACATTCACGAACAGATAGATGTTAAGACACCAAAGATTACTAAAATTGTAAATGTTTTATATTCCATATTTAAAGAAAATTATATATTCTATTTGGAAAATGATTATATGAATTTTAAGAGAGTTGCTGTTTGATATTTATAACGAAACAATAACCCCATACATATGAGTAATTTAAGTAAAAACATATTTGGAAAGAAAAAATTATCTGATATTTTTGAAGAGATATATAATAATCAAAAGAAAAAAGAAACACAAATTTCTGCACTTATTGGAGAATTAAAACCACTCATTAACGATATAGGTGATGCTACTCTTATTGTTCCTTTAATCAAGGAATATATGGAATTAGGAATCCGAAATGATGAACAGTTAATCAAAATGGCTACCATAATACAACGTGCTCTATCTTCAGATACAGTTGATGATGGTAGTTTTGGTATGACTGAGGAAGAAAAAGCACAATTGTTGGCTGAGGTTAAAAACTTTAATGTTCCTCCAAAGTCATGAGTATAAAATTTGGTTTTCCTGCCTTATCTAATAGGGCTACAAATAATAATCCTGCTAGAAATGCTTTTAATAATAAAAAGCAACCTCTAATAATTAGGGTAACGGATATTATTTTAGATGAAAATCACCCACTAATTAAAAATGGAACATATGGTTTAAATTCTATAGGTTTAATAATTGGCTTTGGTACTAAACCACATAATATAAGTAAACAATTTTCAGCTTTACCATCAAATCCTAATGTAAAGAAAATTCCAACAGTAAATGAACACGTTGAGATTCTTCAAAGTACAATCCCCAATAGTAATGGTACCCAATGGTTTTATAAAGAATCTTTAGGTTTATTTGGTAGTTCAACTCCTAATGGTAATCAATTTCCATCTACAACACAAACAGTTAATCCTCCATCTCAAAATGTAACATATGATCAAGTTGGGTTAGGAGCTGTTAATATAGTATCTGATACTCTACCTGAATTAGTAGTTAATTCATTAAGTAATCCAAGCCAAGCTACTTACGTAATCAAATCAGATATAAACCCCCTATTACCTTTTGAAGGGGATATAATACATGAAGGTAGATTTGGAAATAGTTTGCGTTTTGGTAGTACTGCTAAATCCTTAAGTAAATATGGTAATAATTGGTCAACAGCTGGAAATAATGGTGATCCTATTTTTATTATAAGAAATGGACAATCCCCAACTTCACCTAAAGAAGGATGGATCCCTGTAACCGAGGATGTAAATAATGATTTATCATCTGTTTACTTAACTTCATTCCAGAAAATCCCATTTAAATCTAAATTTTTAAGTGAATACACTCAACCACAAGTTATATTAAACTCATCTAGGATAGTAATTAATTCTACTTCTGACAGTATAATATTAAATAGTTTAAAAAATATTTACTTAACTTCAGTTGATCAAATTAATATTGAATCTCCAAAAACATATTTTGATAGTAGTGATATAAGATTAGGCTCTCCAAATGCAACAGAACCAGTATTAAAAGGAGATATCACAAATGATGTATTAAAAGATTTAACTAATGCTATAAGTACTTTAGCTCAACTATTAACAGTAGAAAAAAATTGGCCTTTAGGTGCTCTAGCGGTTAGTAATAATCCAATTGCAAGTAATGTTGTATCTCAATTAGCAGGTATATCTGCTATATTGAATAATAATAGTTTAAAATCACAAACAACAAAAGTATCCTAATGAATATTACACTTCCATATATCCCTACATTCCAACCAATAACAGGAATCATCATAGATGGAATTACACTCCAACCATTACCCGGAGTTAAAATATCGGATAAACTAAATAATACTACTATAACTAATTTAAAAGGTAAGTTTGAATTTAAAACACCAATATTAGAAAATGGGAACGTACCTAAAGATTTTCCATTAACTATTAATAAGAAACAATATACTATCAATACAGTAATTCCATATTCATCTACAGGGGATATCAAAACAAATTTAGGTATAATAAAATTATTTACTATAGAGTATTCTTCTACAATAGCATCTTCAAAAGAAAATGAAACAACAAAATCGGAAGTAGATCAATATGTTAATCAATTTAAAACACCTGAATTTTTATTTCAAGAAAGATTAGATAAGATAAAATTAAATTTAAAATCAAAAGTTATACCTTTAATATATAATATAGCAGCTCAATATGGAGTATCTCAATTAAATGCTTTGGTTGAAAAATATAAAGGAGAATTAACTCAAGAAGCTATAAATGAATTAAAAGAATTAATAACATGTCCTCCTCAAGAAGATATAAATGCTTTAATTTCAATTAAAAATAAATTAGTTAAACAATTAAATATATCTTATACTTCAATTCAAAAATCATCAAAACTTTTAAGTATAAACGATGAGATAGTACTCGGATTAGATGTAGCATATAAAGTACTAAAATTTCTTCCTGTACCTACAGCTATAGCTGGGGTAGGTATTCCAATATCGGTAGTTAATAATGTACAGGATGCTAAAGATTTTTTAAAGGGTTTGAAAGGGAAATTAAGTTCTACAAATACAGGAATTACTTCTGTTATTAATCCTTTAGAAGATATATTAGCTAAAGTTATTTCATATTTGAATTTTATAGATAAATTAACTCAAATATGCTCACCAGATATTAACTCTACACAAACACAAGTATCTGCTGAATTGACAGCTTTAACATCTCAACAGTCAAATCAACAATCACCTATAGTAACAAATGTAAATGGATTTGAAATGGGTGTTGAAACTGAACCAACAACAAATACTCTAAAACGTAGAAGAGCTATAGCTCGAAATGCAGGAGGAGTAATAATGTTAACAGGAGAGTGGTCTTTTAGCTCAATTGACCAGATATTAATAGATGAGCTTGTATTTTACATACAACAAAATGATTTAAAAGCAGATTAATCAAATATTTATAATTATATGAAACCTAGTGAATTAAAAAAATTTATCAAAGATGCAGTAAGAGAAGTAATTCAAGAAGAATTAAAGGATATCTTATTGGAAGCTGTTAGATCCCCTAAACAAGTAGTTAGAGAATCTTATTCACCACTCCCACCAAATGTAACCTCCCCTTCTGCACCACCTAATATTACCATGGATAGAAGGCAATCTTATATGGATGTTTTAGGAGAAACAGCTTTAAGCTTTACTTCCCAAGATGTTGCAAGATTTAATCCTGGAGCCAATATAGACCCAGTAAATGGACAATTACCAGCAGGAGATGTTGGGATGGATCAAATAATGAATTTAATGAATGGTAAATAATGCCTTTTAACCCCCAACAAATATACCCAATTGATTTAAATCCTAGCAAAGCTGTTGGAGTGGATATTCCATTCAATGGTCCTGCTGTTTTTAAGTCAAATTATTTAACAAAAGATGCTATTAAGAATAATTTAATAAATTTCTTTTTAACGAATCCGGGTGAGATATTTTTAAATCCAACATTTGGAGGTGGTTTACGAGCATTTATATTTGAGCAAATTACAACAGATAATTTAGAAACTCTTAGAGAAGATGTTAATGAAAAATTATATCTTTATTTTCCAAATATAAAAATAGAGGATTTAGTAGTCTCAGGACAACCAGACACAAATCAAATAAATGTATCTCTTACATACTCAGTTATAAACACAAATATTACAGATAACCTAGAAATCGAATTATAACAATGGCTAATATTAAAAGAGATATAAAATATATCAATCGTGACTTTTCAGATTTCAGATCAAGATTAATAGAATATACTAAGGCATATTTTCCTGATACTTATAATGATTTCTCTCCTTCATCTCCAGGGATGTTATTTATGGAACAAGCCGCCTATGTAGGTGATGTGTTGAGTTTTTATTTAGATAATCAATTCCAAGAAAATTTTGTTCAATTTTCACAACAATCTAATAACATATATGAGTTAGCTTATATGTTTGGATATAAACCAAAAATTTCAACTGCATCTCAAGTAACAATTGATTTTTATCAACAATTACCTGCAAAAACAGTAAGTGGTTCTGTTGTACCTGATTATGATTATTCATTAAATATAAATGAAAATACTACTATTTCATCTCAAAATGGTTCTTCATTTATAATTCAAGATAAATTAGATTTTTCAGTTTCAAGTTCACAAGACCCAACAGAAGTATCTGTATACCAAATATCAGGTAATACTCCTCAATATTTTCTTTTAAAGAAGAGTAGAAATGCAGTATCATCTACAATATCTACTCAAACATTTACTTTTAACAACGGTATACCATTTACTACTATTAACATAACTGCAAATAATTTTATAAAAATATTAGATATTGTAGATTCGGATGGAAATAAATGGTACGAAGTAGATCATTTAGGACAAGAAATGGTATTTGATTCTATTAAAAATTCTAATATAAACGATCCAAATAATACGGTTAATGGAGATGTCCCATATCTATTAAAATTAAAAAAAGTACAAAGAAGATTTTCAACTAGAATTACATCAAATTCAAATATACAAATACAGTTTGGAGCTGGAACATCAGCAGATAATGATGAAGAAATTACTCCAAACCCAAATAATGTTGGTTTAGGTTTACCTTTTGAAAAAGATAAATTAACATCTGCATATTCACCTGTTAACTTTTTATACACAGGAACTTATGGAATAGCACCATCCAATACTACATTAACCGTAAGATATTTAACTGGTGGTGGTGTAAGCTCTAATATAGTAGCTAATACTTTAACAAATTTATCTACTGTTAATATTAAATTTAACAACGTCAATTTAACCCCACCAACAGCAAACTATATATTTACTTCAATATCTTCCAATAACCCGGCAGCAGCTTCAGGTGGTCGTGGAGGAGATACATTAGAGGAAATTAGACAAAATACATTATCATTAGTAGCATCCCAACAACGATCAGTTACATCTGATGATTATTTAGTTAGAGCTTTAAGTATGCCTTCTAATTATGGTTCTATTACTAAAGCATATATTGAACAACCTAAATTAACGGATAATCAAGTATCAACTATAGAAACCTTAAATTTATATTGTTTATCTCAAAATGCAGCAGGTAAATTAGATTATGCTTCAACATTGTTAAAAGATAATTTAAGAACTTATTTATCCCAATACAGAATGATTGGAGATAATATTGAAATTAGAGATGCATTTATCATTAATATCGGAGTTAACTTCGAAATTATAGTACTACCAGAATATAATAATAATGAAGTATTACTTGCTTGTGTGACAGCAATTCAAAACTATTTTAATATTAGCAATTGGCAGATCAACCAACCTATAATGTTGAGAGATCTTTATATATTGTTAGATAAAATTAAAGGAGTACAAACAGTAAAAACTATATCTGTTCCTAATAAAGCAGGAACAACCTCAGGATACTCAGCATATGCTTATGATATAGAAGGAGCTACACAAAATCAAATAATTTACCCATCATTAGATCCAAGTATATTTGAAATTAGATATCCAAATTTAGATATTAAAGGTAAAGTAGTTCCTTTATAATATTTATAATAAAATGGCTGTTTATAAAATATTCCCTTACAAAGACGCTACTCTATACTCATATTATCCTGTTATGAATGCAGGTATCGATGCTATTAGTGAGATATATAATTCTATAACACTTAATGGTGAACCTGAAGTATCTAGATTTCTAACTCAATTTGACTCAACCGAGATTACTGACACTATAAATAATAAAATCAGTGGATCAACATGGACCGTTAATTATAAATCTTTTGTAGCTACAGCTCAAGGGATAGCAGCTGAATATACAACTGAAACTTTTCCACTAGCTCAAAATTGGGATAATGGAACTGGAGAATATTTAGATTCACCTCAAACAATAGATGGTGCATCTTGGATATATGCTTCTTATTCTGGTTCAAATCCTTGGAGTTCAAGTGGTGCTTTTGGAACTGAATTATATACAAGTTCATATAATTCCACATATGCTGATCAAGGTGGTGGATGTTGGTTTTACTCTGGGTCTGGAGTAAGTTCATATCGTATAACTCAATCATTTGGTTTAAGAAGTGATAAAGATCTAGATATAGAAGTTAAAACAATTGTATCTAAATGGTATAGTGGTTCTATACCTAATTATGGGTTTATAACTAAATGGAGTTCATTTTCAGAATTTAATACAAGTTCATATGTTCAACCTGTTTTAAAATATTACAGTGTTGATACAAATACAATATATCCTCCATATTTAGAATTTAAATGGAGAGATTATTCAACTGTATTAACGGGATCATTAACAGGAAGTATAGTAGATACCTCTAATTTAAAAATGGCTTTAAATGAGAACCCAGGTACATTTTTCCCATCTAGTATTAATAGATTTAGAGTAAATGTAAGTCCTTTATATCCTACAAGAACATTCCAAACAACATCTTATTTTACAGATTTAAATTTTCTTCCAACATCGTCATACTTTGCTGTAAAAGACTTGGATACCAACGAATTTATTATTAACTTCGATGATCAATATACTCAAATTAGTTCTGATTCAAATGGTAACTATTTTGATGTTTATATGAGTGGATTAGAACCTGAAAGATATTATCAGATTCTAATAAAAACGATTATTAATGGTTCAACAATTATTTTTGATGATCAATACTATTTTAAAGTAATTAATGGATGAGCGAAAATATAAAATTCAACAAGCAGGTATATAATAAGAACGATTACCAAAAGATAATCGATACCTCATTTACCCAGTTGGGAGTTCAAACAATTCAACAACAGTTGAATGTTCAACCAAGCGTAAATGATTTCTTCGCAATGTATAATGATATATTTTATAATATTAATGAGTTAGGAGCTACAAATTCACATGAATATTTAGTTAAAACTAGTGGTGAATATATTGGTTCTGATACTACAAGCGAAGAAATAACAGCATTACAAGATGAGATAACTCAATTAAGAACCGAATTGCTTGATACTCAAAAACAGTTAATAGAACTACAAACAGGAACAACACTATAATGGCAGCAGAAATTATACAAATAGATAATCAAGATTTAACAACCCAAATATATAGTGGTCAAGATACAAATTTAATATCATCCTTTGATATTAATACAGATTTGACATCTGGTAGTTATATTGAATATTTTACATATGATTTAAATCAAAATCTACTATCTACAGATTATAATTTTACACAATATAGTGTTACTAATGATGGGCAATCAGCAGGATCAGATAACGTATTATCTCAAATTACACTAAACCCAGAACAATCACTTATAGATTCTGGTTTTGATCAAGGTTCATATGTAACATATTATAATTTTTTAAATAAGCAAATTGGTTCAAGTATTGAACAATTATATATTGCTGAGATATCATCCGATAGAACAGAAATAAGATTAGATAGTACAGTTTTATCTGATTTAGATATAGTAGAAAGCACAAATCAATTTATTCAAGAAAGAACAGATAGTATCTACTTTTTAGATTTTTATCTTAATTTTGGAGATAATCAACTTATAATAGCAAATAATATTGAATTAGATAGTCAAGATCCTACCAATTCAACTGTACTTGTTAAATTATACGAACCACTCCCATTTGATTTTGATTTAAATTCAATATTATGGGTTGTAACTTCTATTGAAGAACCAATAGCTTACCAAGTAAATTTTGAGGATGAGCCGATTGTAATACAAGATACAACTCCTATTAGTGGTCCTAATTTTAACTTAGATATAAAAGGTCAAGTCAATAACTCAACACTTGAATTGTCATATGCTGATTTAGTTTTAACATCTGTAACTAGCTCTAAAAATCAATTAAATAGTTTACTTGAAGAAAAAGAAATTGATATCAATATTGACTACACTAATTTTGCAGATTTCATTCACTTTAGCTCAGCTCAAACTAGATTAGAGAATTTTTACTATAAATTAGGTTTAATAGAACAATATTCTTCTTCTATTGCTATACTTAACAATACAAATTCATCATCTATAGCTGTTGGAGAAACATCAACTGTGTTAGAAAATAAAATAGATAGTATCATAACTAATTTTGATGGATATGATTATTACTTATACTATAGTAGTGGATCATCAGCTTGGCCAAAAACAAATACAGAACCTCCATACCAATTAGCTACAGTAAATAGTGTTGCTGGTTTAGATTGGTTTGGTAGTACAAATGAATACAGTCCATACTTTGGGGGTATAATTAACTCTGCATCATTATTTGATAATAGTAATAAAGATTATCTATACTATACAATTCCAGAATACTTAAGAGATGATTCAGATAACAATCAATATAAATTATTTATTGATATGGTTGCTCAACATTTTGATAATATTTGGATATATTACAAGGATGTAACTCAAAAATACAATGCAGATAATAGATTAGAATCTGGTATATCAAAAGATATAGTAGCAGATGCTATTCGTGATTTTGGAATTAAATTATATCAAAATAATTTTTCAAATGATGATTTATATACTGCGTTTTTAGGTTTAACACCTGAAGGTGGTTTATTTCCATTTCCAAATATAACAGGATCACTTCCTACACCTTCTGGGTTTGAATATGTTAATACTTTAATTTCTGCTTCAAACGATTATTTACCGTTAGATGATGTGAATAAATCGCTATATAAACGCATTTACCATAATTTACCATACCTGCTTAAATCTAAAGGTACTTTACCTGGATTGCGCGCTCTTATCACCTCATATGGTATCCCAGATACTATATTAAGAATAAATGAGTATGGAGGAAAAGATAAAGTTGAAGGTAATGATTGGGATTATTGGCAGAATGAATTTAATTATGCTTTTAAAACTGAAGGAAATAATTTTATATCTTCATCTTGGAATTCAATTAATTCATCATGGAACTCTCCAGATACTACACCATCTACTTTAGCATTTAGATTTAAAACAAATGGTTTACCATCTACAAATATTCCATATTCTCAAAGTTTATGGAGAAAAGGAAATGATGTTCACCTAGTTTTAAGATACACAGGTTCGGGTTATACAAGTGGTTCATAT